GATATATAAAAGGATAATGAATTGTTGGAGTTGCAATCACGAATTAATATGGGGTGGTGATCACGACACTGAATGGGAAGACAACAATGAAGAAGAACATATGATAATGACAAACCTATCGTGTCCAAATTGTGATGCAGTGGTAATTGTTTATCATGGAAAGGTAGAAAGAAATGAAGAAGATACTAAAAATAATACATAAATATTCGTGTAAAATCACAAGTTGGTCTTGGCAGAAATTGCATGGTAAGAGATAAGAATGCTGGATTTCCTGAAAGAAAACCCAGCATATGAAGGTGAGAAGATACTTACTAAAATAAATTAAAATAAACTCTTGTCAAATGTTATATTGTCACTATATTATCCCATATATTAATACAAACTAAGGAGAAAGAAACATGCCAGATATAAGCAGTTTTAAATCAGTGTCAGTATCTATAGATACACACAACCAGCTGAAAACATTAGCAGAAAACCGATTTGAGGTTCCTGTTAGTATACAAAAAGTTATAGACTTTATGTTAGAGAAAGAAATAAAAAAGAAAAATGGTAAATCTCGTTGAAACTATTTGCCCGCGCTGTGATGGCAACGGCTATATAAAAGTTGAAAAACAAGAATTTAATTGTCCTATGTGTGAAGAATTATTTATGCATATGAACAAAGAAATTTCTACAAATAATGGATATGTAATGTTGCCAGAAGAGCAAACACGTATTAACGTGGAGGGCGGCCGCGAGTCTAAGATGAAGTGGTCAGGCGAGACATTACCGGAAGTAGGTAAAAATGAATCCTGAGGAGGAGTACGGATGGTGACCAAAGAACAACAGAGAATAGAAAACTGTAGAGACGCTATGCTTAGAGCAAAGGACTCACGTATGAAACGAATGTGGAAAAACAACTACAATACTTTGATGAGGAGGAGAGTTAATGAAGCAGAAAACAGACTTGAAAGTGCAGCTCGAAGCGTACACTAGCACGTTTATGATGGGCGCGATTGTTGTGTTTTGTTTAGTAGTTATGGTTGTAAATTTTCAATATATCATTAAACTAGAACACACTATTGACACGATGTGGCATGAGATAATACAGGTGAAGGAGACAAATATCGGACTGTACCAGTTTATTGAGGACCATAAATATGACTTTAATTAAGGAACCAACAAAGATGAGAAGCGAGATTCCGAATAGGATGATGAGTACAACTTTCACTCTACCGATCGACCACAGAGATGTTGTCGGTATTGTGAACTATAAAGCAGACAAAGAAGGCGTCAAGCCTATGGCTTTATGGGTTAAATTAAAACCAACAGATTCTTATCTGGACAGAGAATTACGTGCAAGCGGCAAGCTGGTATCACGTTTATTGCAACACGGTGAGTCACTAAAAGATATCGTAGACTCGTTGTCTCAAGACAATGTGATCGGCCAGATGGTAAATTATTTTGCAAAAAATATGGAAGATATTATTATGGGTAAGCCACTCGATAAAAAAGTTAGAATGTTATCGACTGACCCATATGCGATGAAAGAATGATCGAAGAAATCGAAATAGAATGGATACCAGAAGATACGGGAGCACCGTATGAGGTTGACATGGAGAGTGTGTTAATTGATACACCAGCACATATCGTTGACAAGTGGTGTAAGAAAAAATTTGGACATACAAATTGGGCGCGCATGGGGATGGTGACACCGGAAGAGTTACTTGGTAACCCCTACGAAATGGATATGACGGAAGGTATTATCTATTTTAAAAATGCTCGTTTGGTATGAAACAAGTAAAAAAGTATGCTTATCCATCTTCTTCTAGAGCTTCAATCAAAGGTCTTAGACACTATGACATTGCCGGGGCGGAACATAAACTACCGTCGGTTACAACGGTTCTTGGTCAGACTCAGCCAAAAGACAAAGCTAATTCTCTCCAAAAGTGGCGAGATCGTGTCGGAGCTGCTGAAGCTGCTAAAATAACATCAGAGGCCGCGGCGCGCGGTACGTCAATGCATCTGTACCTGGAGAAGTATTGCCTAGGCGAAGGCTACCTGGATCTAACGGATGTTGGTAATGTCGCCAAGCATATGGCAGAAAAGATCGTGGACCGGGGAATAGACAATCGGTTGACAGAAATCTATGGCAATGAGGCAACATTATTTTATCCCGGATTATACGCAGGTAGTGTAGATTTAGTTGGACAGCATGATGGAACTATGGCTATCATCGACTTCAAGCAGACAAATAAACCAAAACAACGAGAATGGATTGGTGACTATTTTCTGCAGATGGCGGCGTATGGCATGGCGCATGATGCGGTATATGGTACAACTATAGAGAAAGGGGTGATCTTGATGTGTTCAAAGGACCTCTATTATCAGGAGTTTGTTATAGAGGGTGAGGAATACCGGACCGCGAAGCACGGGTTCCTGCGTCGCCTCGATCAATTTTATAAGGAGAATATGTAATGTATTTTGTAATAACTATAATGCTTTTGTTTCACGGACCAGAGCAAACAGACCTTAAAGAGTATAAACTTAGGACGTTCGATGACACCTGGTCGTGCCACGCGTTTGTTGCACAGAATAAGATAAAGCTACTATCACCACATGTAATTGAACATGGCAATAATTTACGTAGTTTTGAATTTTACTGCGAAAGCAGATTATCAGAGGAAGTGTGACATTTATGCAACACTTTACCTCTTCCACTATAGTAGAATATTTGACCCTACGTTGTTCGTTTTGTATGAGTTTGAAATCAGGGCGGTAGTGGTGGTAATTGAGTTAAAGCTATGATATTATTAAGGAATCACTCTACCACGACACATTTCTACGGCGGTAGAGGCGGTAGAGTAGATCAGTTTTTGGCAGTTTTACGTTCTAACCGGCGCGATAGACTTTTTTTGCCAAAATTTATGAACATTGGAGGGTCAAATTCTCCACTATATAGTAAGGAACAAAATTATGAGTGAAATAGAACCACCTATGGTCAATGTAGTTTGGCTGGATACTAATGAATGTAGTCTATCTTCATGGCAATCAAAAGAAGAACTATTGAATAGCACTTTTTGTACTATAGATTCTCTTGGTTATCTCATAGCAGACAATGATGATTGTGTTATTATTGCGGCAGACAAAGACAAAGACAATGAAGACGATTTATTTGGCAGAGCACAAGTAATTCCTAGGGGTGTAATAGTTAAAGTGGAGTATCTACAGAAACAACTTGCGAACACTAACTGAAGACATATTAGCTTGGTCAAAGGACTTTATAGAAAAACCTAACGAACACTTAGGTAATGTTCCTGTATGCCCATATGCAGCCAAAGCCAGAAAAGATAAAGCTTTAAAAATACTAGAGGTACACGACCACACAAGGCTTATAGATAGTATTGTTGCAGGTATGAAATTTATACAAGATCCTAAAACAGACATAGTTATTGTTGCCTGTGATGATATTGAGATAACAGTAGAAGAACTAAACGCAATAATACACGCTTACAACATAGCTTTTGTACCTCACGATATATACCTAATGGCTTCACACCCCTTTGATGAGGAAGAAGACGAACCTGTAGAGTTTTTAGATACTGAAAATTGGGAACCAGATAATGAATTTTTAATGGTATTAATACAAAATTATGATAAGTTAGAGCGAGCAAGTGACATGATGAGAAAAAAAGGTTACTATAACAAGTGGCCACAAGATTATTATGATGGCACAGTAAACAAAAGAAAAACTTATAGGAGATACAGACTATGATGGGCATGAAAAAAAGAATGAAAGACGGCGGCAAAGCTAAGAAAAAGAAAAACACTAAAAAGAAACGTTCTAAAGCTATGGGCGGCGGCATGATGAAAAAACGTGCACGTGGTGGCAAAATCTAATGGCTGCTAAAAAGAAAAAATTTCCTGATATGTCAGGAGATGGTAAAATAACTAAAAAAGACATTCTCATGGCAAAAGGGGTAATACCTAAAAAGAAAAAGAAAAAACGTTCTAAAGTTATGGGCGGTGGCATGATGAAAAAAAGAATGAAACGTGGAGGTAAGGCGTAATGGCTAAAGAAACACATGTAACAAAAGATGGTAGAACTGTAAAAAAAGGTTTGTACTATTATATGAACAGAGCAAAAAAAGCTGGTAAAAGTAAACCAGGTAAAGGCACTGTTACTGACAAAGCTTTAAAAGCGTCTGCTAAAACTGCAAAGAAGCCAGCAAAGAAAAAAAAGAAAAAGGCGTGATCACTTTTATAAACAAAATACTTAGATGGTTAAACGGGACAACTCCTGTTAAGAAAAAGAAAAAAGTTACAACACCCAATAAAAATAATTGGCCAGGAATAACTAAAAAGAAAACCCCTAAGAAAAAAGTTAAAAAGAAAAAAAAGTAATGGCTACGTCTCGGGGGAGTATACCAAAGACAACTACTGGTAAAGGCGCTAACTATCGCAAGACTAAATCTGGGGCCGGAATGACAGCCAAAGGTGTAGCTGCATATAGACGCGCAAACCCCGGCAGTAAATTAAAGACAGCAGTCACAGGTAAAGTTAAACCAGGCAGTAAAGCTGCAAATAGAAGAAAATCTTATTGCGCAAGATCAGCTGGTCAGTTAAAAAGAAGTTCAGCAAAGACTAGGAATGATCCTAATTCTAGAATTAGACAGGCACGTAGACGCTGGAAGTGCTAACTAAAGTTCGGGGGGACTATGAAGAAACTTATTTTAATTTTAATGTTATGCAGCACATTTGCATATGCAGAAAATGACGTAACCTCGTCAGGTTCTACTACAAACACACAAAGTAATACTACAGGCAGCAATACAGCAATCACTGGAGGATACAACTCTGAGACTACGTATGCTACTGGTAGCAGTAACACTAGCAATACAAACAACACTACAAATGCGTATCAAGGTGACAGCCGTGTAACAAACACAGCTAATGCACCAGCACTTTCCAACTATTCACAAGACGTTTGCAGTATCGCTGTAACAGCAGGAGTATCTACATTTTCGTTAGGCATTTCTGGTGGTAGTTCTAAAAGAGATTTAAATTGTGAGAGACTAAAACTTGCAAAAGCTTTGCATGACATGGGCATGAAGGTTGGCGCGGTAGCATTGTTGTGTCAAAACCCTATGGTCTTCGAAGCGATGTCGCATGCCGGCACAAGTTGTCCCGCATACGGTTTGATAGGCGCTCAAGCTGAAGAGTATTGGAAACAATATCCAGAACTTAGACCAGACTATGAAGAGTACACAAAAAACTTAAGGTACACACAAGCCATTGATAATAAAAAAATAGCAGACATGGAGTCAAATGATGAAGCAGAGTATATGTTGGATTCAGACGGTAATCCTACTAACATCAGTATTAACAAGCACAAGTAGTTTTGCTAACGACACCATAACCACAGGTAACTTACTAAGCCAAGATTTTAATAACTGGAACGGTAACATTCCATTGTTGAATGATGAGATACATAATGATCATGTATTACCAGGCATTGAAGGTGGTTACATGGAGTACACTGTCAATCAAGCTGATATAGGATTGTCTCCTGATATTATTAACCAAGGTTTTTCTAGCACGTTAGGTGCAGACATATGGTTCTGGTCCTACGAAGATCAAACAGTTATTATGACTCAGACTTATGATGATGGTATGGGCAATGTTACAGATCAACACAGATCAATTACAGGCACGTGTGGTAATGATTGTTATACTAATCATAACTACAATAGATTTACAGACACGCTAATCATAGCTCCTAATGCAGCAATAAACGGAAGTGTTACAGCACGTTTTGATTTTACATCACTCAATGCTAATCCTCAATACCCACTATGGCACAATGGTGCAGACATAGAACACCCAACTTTACAAATCACCTACACGCGACCAGAGATACCTGAATTATTTATGCCAGAACTTTTACCACCACCAGAAAACTTGTTTATGTTTATACCAGAAGAGTTTTTTATGATGGAAGAAAACTTATTTGATTTTGCTCCACTGCCCCCTGTGGCAGTGTTACCTAAAATAGAAGAACCCAAAGAAATAGACAGACCAAAAGAAATTATGGTTATGACTTATATAGAACCAGAACCAATGATGGAGCAACCAAATGAAATTAGAGAACCACAACCAATTATCGAAAACAGACCAGCGCCGATGGTTGAAAGAGAACCAGAGCCAGAGCCAAAGCCGAAACCAGAGCCAGAACCAATCGAAACAGCAGAAGCAAAAGAACCAGAACCAAAACCAAGACAGGCTCGCAATGAATTGGAAACAGATATAATCGAAGAACCTAAAACTGAAGAAGCTAAGTTAGACGCTGAGATTGAGCTTGATATACAAGACAACATACAAACTGTTAATACGACAGTCGCTTTAGTTGTGCCTAAAACACAGACAATACTAGGTGACGAACCCGATCTAGCAGAATATGCAACAGTTAATGAACAGATGTTTGATGACAGGCAGCTACCGTCAGGAGACCCTATGTTTTTTAAACAGATAAAACTAGAAGGTTATGATAAAACTATTTATAATAACAAGAGGCAATTGATAACAATGTTGTTATCAGACCCAGTGTTTGTGTATGAAGTTAAACTTAAAAAAGCACAGCAAAATACAGATAAGGCACTGTTAAAACTAAAGGAGGCACTAAGTGCAAGGGATATATAGTAAACTACAATTTGCAGCCATTGTATTATCGTTGCTTGGTATCATTGGTGGATTTACGTACACCTGGGGTGTATTTAACAACAGACTTGATGTATTAGAAAACAAAGATTTTGTCATCAATCAAACAGTTGATCTATCTGGTATTAAACAAGCATTAAAAGAATTAGACAACGATCTATCAGTACAAATTAAATTTCTAGAAAGCCAGATACAACAGGCAAACGTTGAGATTAAAATCAATGCTGCAACACTAGATTATTTAAATACTAAACTTGAAGAAGTTAAACTAGAAAATGATAACCCATTATTAAATGGTCTTGGTCTGTAATGAAATTATCAGAAGATACACCTGTAAGTCTTCCTGCTAAAAACTTAATTGCAATCATAGCCGGCGCAGTCATGGCTGCTTGGTTTGGGTTCGGTGTATTAGAAAGATTAAATAGCATCGAAACTCAATTACAATTGATGGAGAAAGATATTGAAGCTGCTAATACTTTTGTAGACGGGGTCCCCAAAGGCGACATGGTCAGTCCACAAGTGCAAGAGCTCTACATGTTGGTAGAGTATCTTTCTGAAAATGTAGAAAAGTTAAAAGGTCAAATGGAAGACGAGATACCCATGATACTTAAGAATGATATGGTCATACAGTTTCATGAAGAGAGACTAATAGACTTAGAGGAACGAAAAAATGGAAACCATTAAAGTTGTATTTGCAATTCTAATGATACAGAATGGTTCTGTTATAGAGATGGTGCCTACGGAAGGCATGAGTGATTGTTTGAAGACCAAACGTATTGTTGCTAGGAATATTGGAGAAGAACAAGAAGGAATATACATGCAGTGCAAAGAAATAGAAGCTGTTATGTATGAAGACATGGGCAGATTAAAGATAAAAAACATCGTTGAATAATACTTGTAATAACAAGTAAATTTACTTATATTTACACCATGGGATTACCCAAACAACTATCAGAACAACAAAAGAAATTTTGTGAATTGTTGGTATATAATGAAGGACGTAAAACACCTACAGAATGTGCGCGAGAAGCTGGTTATGCTGAAGGGTCTTGTCATGTCCGCGCTTCAGAACTGCGTAACCCAAATAAATTTCCGTTGGTTGTCAAGTATATTGGAGAAATCAGATCCGAAATTCAAAAGAAGTATGAGGTTAGTTTTGAACGGCACATCACAGAACTCGGCCGCATACGTCAAGAAGCTTTGGCAAAGGGAGCATTCTCGGCAGCTACGAATGCAGAAGTTGCAAGAGGCAAAGCAGCAGGACTGTACATCGAACAAAAAATAATTAGAACAGGTAAGTTAGAAGACATGTCTATTGAAGACTTGGAAGCTAAGATGAAGAAGATATATCAAGAGAACGAAGTATTAATTAATGGAGAGTATACACTAGCAGATGAGAAAAGCTAAATCACACCAGGAGCACACACCTGGTCCTAAAAAAAGAACATCAATAGGAAACAGCGTGCGTTCACGTCCTAAAAATAAACACAAACGCAAATCATTTAAACAAACCAGGGGGCAAGGCAAAAGGAGATAACATGACTAAATCTAAAAACGATATGACTATTACGGAACTACAAACTAATGAACTGTTGAACACAGAGGCAACAGCAATCGAGAAAAACATAAAGACTGCACACAATTATTATGATGTTAAGAACCTGCTGACTGTACTTACTAAGTTTGCTACATCAGAAGTGGGATCAAATGCCAAGATCATATTGGTGCTACCAGACGGTCGTAACCCTATGCAAAAAGAATTTAATATTAGAGAAATCACACTCGTAGAGAACAAGATTGTAGGGTCAAGAGAGAAGTATCGTTGCGCTATTCTCGTTCAGTAGTTTACTATGAAACCTGAGTCAAAACTCTGGCAAAAAGTTAAGAAAAATACACCGAATATTACATGGACGCGCGTTGAATCTTGGGCATCTTTTGGCTTTCCCGACCTAGTCGGATACACTGGTAACACTGGTTTTTTTACAGTGGAACTAAAAGTAACAAAAAGTAATCGAGTAGCCCTGTCACCACACCAAATAGCGTTCCATGTTAAGCACCCAACCGATACGTTTATCTTAGTCCAGACCCACGAGCCCCGATCCGTGATACTTTGTCCGGGATCCATGGTCCGCGAGCTTGCAGCCTCTGGCTTGAGCGCTTGCTCGCTTGCGCCTGTGCCCTGGCCCGAGCTTGAGAGCTCACTGCTTGCG